CAAATGAAAATGAAGTTGAAGACTTAATTGAAGGAATAGAATCGGTAACATAGATAAGGCAAAGGTTATAATTGAAGTATTTAGTTTTAAAGAATCACATGACTCCTGATGGTGTATTATATCAAAATGAAGTTGTAAAAGAACACTCTGAAGTACAAGCAAAAAATCACATAAGAGTCAAAGATAGCATGGGAAGAATTTGGACAGTTCCAAAAAATATTTTAAAAAAGAAAAATTAAATTACATTTTAGTGCGGTTAGACACTATATATAGATGTATCAAGAATGATACAATTAATGACAAATGAAACATAATAAAATAAGGATAAGCTAATGGATATTAATGCAATTAGAAAGCGATTAAATCAGTTACAAACCACAAATACCAGAACTTCCAATCTTTGGAAGCCACAACCTGGTAAAACTCAAATCAGAATAGTACCAAATAAATCAAATACAGACATTCCATTTATAGAATTGTTTTTTCATTATGATTTAGGCGGGAAATCTTATTTATCACCTATCTCTTTCGGTAGACCAGACCCTATTGAGGAATTTGCAAACAAACTCAAGTCAAGTGGTAATCGTGAGGATTGGAGACTCGGTAAAAAGTTAGAAGCCAAAATGAGAACTTTCGCACCTGTGATTGTTCGTGGTGAAGAAAACGAGGGTGTAAAGTATTGGGGATTTGGTAAAACAGTTTACCAAGAACTTCTATCTATCATCGCCGATCCAGATTATGGTGATATATCCGATCCTGTTAGTGGACGTGACGTTGTAGTCGAATTCAAAACAGCAGAGGAAGTTGGAGCTTCTTTTCCAAAAACTACTATCCGAGTAAAACCTAATCAAACTGCTCTATCTGATGATAAGATTCAGTTAGAAAACTTTTTGAGTAATCAGAAAGACATCAATGAGATTTATCAAGAATTATCTTATGATGAGTTGACAGAGGCTTTACAGGCTTGGTTAACACCAAGTGATGATGAGGATGATAGTGACGTGGAAGAGGCAGTATCTACATCTAAAGTAGCTGATACTCCTGTATCTAATACTACAGATGCCTTTGACGAGCTATTCAGTAAGTAAATCACAAATAAAAAGGTGGTTAAGGTTAAGAGCCACTGTTAAGAATAGAGGAACACTCCGTCTTTCTGGAACCACCTTTTGTTTTTTTAAGGAGAAAATAT